AAAGTCACGCCTTTCAGATTCCTGCCATCTCAAGAAACGGCGTTATGTCGATCCTGCCACAGTGCCGGCGAACGATTTGGTTACTGGCAACATCATGCGTTGACCCGTCAGACAGGGTAACTATCGTACGGAACGCCCAAGCGGTCTTCACGTCGCCCTTAACAGACCACCCACAAGCCTTGTCGGTGATGACGATGTCTGTAACAGTCTGCCAGGTCTGCCCGTTCGCACGGTCAGCCATGTCGTTGAGAACCTTGTCGCCAACAACCAGATCGCTCACGAGGGGATGCTTGGCCTTCTTGACCATCTCGTGGTAGGCGGCGACAGCCGCGTCGACCTTCTTGGTGGCCCACATGAGGCCAGAGCCGCTGCATCCGTAGCAACGATCGCCGTCCATCTGGTTGTAACTGTAACGCCCACATCCACCACACCTGGTGCAAGGCTTTGTGGGGAAAATCTCGATCAACTTGGTTCCGGTCATGTACCTAGTATGCGCCTTCGCACACCGTTTGTCAACTAGGTTGACAACACCAGCCCATGTGCCTCACGGTAAGCATCCTCAACCGCCCGCGGCACCTTGCCCTTCACGGCCAACGGGATGCCTTGCTCCGCCGCCCAGTTCCGCAACAGAAACGGTCTGATGTGATTCGGGTCACTGTCTGCGGTCGCCTGTTCTAGCCGTTCCGTCTTGCGACGATCTAAAGCGATCCGTTCGTGAGCGCGTCGGTGTTCCTCGCGTAGGTTCCACTCTGCGACGCGGTCAGTGTAGCAACCTTGCTCCGCGTACAACCGTTTGAACGTGCGGTCAAGTTCCGCGACCGTGTGCAGGTTGTCGAAGTCGGTCACTTCCCAGGACCGTTCGCGAACACCTCACACCGACACTTCGATTTGATCCTCTTGCAGTCGTGACAGCGCGGCGGCTTGCCGCGACTGCCGGGACAACTGTGTGCGATCCGTTCGCCTGTCTCGTCGTTCTTGTTCATGGTGCGCAACTATTACACAAGGTGGTGCCTGTTGTCAACCGTTGCCATCTTGGTGCCCGTCCTTGACCGTCCGCACCGCGTCGAACCGTTACTGGCGAGCATCGCGGAGGCGACCGACGACTACCGTGTCATGTTCGCAGCGTCCGACCAACCGACGATCGATGTGCTCGACCGCGTAGGCGCAACGTACATCACGGACGCGGGTGGTGATGAGGGGTCTTACCCAAAGCGGATCAACCGGCTGTTCAACAAGTCCAACGAACCGTACGTGTTTCTCGGCGCAGACGACTTGTCGTTTCGTCCAGGCTGGTTTCAAGAGGCTGCTCGCGTCATGGATACGTTGCCGAACAGTAGCGGCGTGGTCGCGATCAACGACCTTCACAACATGGCAGGGGTGCACTTTCTGGTTAGCCGCGGGTACATCGCGGAGTTTGGCGGCACTGGCGACAACGTGCCGGGTGTTGTGATGTGCGAGGCGCTGAGACATTGCTACGTGGACGATGAGTGCCGCGAGGTCGCCAGATCACGCGGCCGGTTCGCGTTCGCCAAGGACGCTGTAGTCGAGCACCTTCACGTCGGCGCCGGCAAGTCGCCCGACGACAGCACGTATCGACTAGGCGGATCGTTCATGGCACGCGACCGCGACATTTACATCAGTAGGGGTCATCTGTGGCAATCGTAGAGAGGGAGCACTAACAACATGGCTGCTCCCTCCTTGAATGTGCAGGTGATGGAAGGCGATTCGTTCTGGCACGCCGTGTCGTTCGTAACCAACCCCGCCGCGCCCATCTTCTTCGACGTGTCCAACTACACTTGGACCGGCGTCATTGTCAACCCGAACACAAACCAGGTCAGCGTCAACCTCGCGGTTGACCAATCTGCCGCGTCCGTAGGCATCGTCAACTTCCACGCAACCGGCACGCAAATGACGGGACCAGAGGCGCTGTCATCGTCGCTCTGGCCCGCATCAGGACCGCTGCAAGGTTGGTACAGCTACGTTGGCAAGGACAACGTTGGCGACACAATCACCGCGCTTACCGGACCGATAGCGCTGCAACGTCAGTCGCAGAACCTCTTTGGTACTGGTGGCGGCTCTGTGGCCACGGTCGCTACAACGATCAGTTGGGGTACGCCGCTAGTCATCCTCTCGCCGGGTCCGGGCATACAACAGGTCGTCGGCATTACCGCTCAAGGTTCAGGGGGTGGCACGCCACCAGGCTACTCTACTCAGTCTGCCTTTCCGACGCCACAATACGCGACTGACAAGGCTCTGTGGGTAATCACTGACGCGTCGCCCGGCCAAACTTTGTACCAAGTACAGGGTGGCGGGTCCGTATGGGCACAAGTCGCTGATGCGGCGGGTGCTGCCGCGCTAAACCTTGCTGCGCCGGCACTCACGACGGGCCTTACCGGACTCACCAACGCCATTGAAACCGAAGCCTACTACAACGGCGTCACACCGGACAGTACGACACCCGGTAACGCCGCTGCGCTGAATACACTGATAGCGTCACTCCCTCAAGGCAGCACGGTAAAACTCAGCCAGACGAACCAGAAGCCCACCAAGGTTTTCGTTGAGTCGGCTGTCGATTTTCACCAACAGGTCGAACTAAGAGGGTCCGCTCCCGGTCGTCTAAACATCGTCGCGCTTCCGCCTTGGACGGGCAGTGCGAGCGTTGCTACCGGCACTGTAAACGTCGGCGGGCTGACATCTCTAACGATCACGGGCGGACTGAGTCAGGGCACACTCAACCCGGCAGGACAAGCGACCATCACGCCGACGGCAACGGGCGCGTCCGTGTCCGTTGGAACCGTCGTGTTCAACTACACGTCCTACACCGGCACCGGTCCGTACACGTTGACAGGCACAGTCGCGTCAGGCTCTGGCTCCGTCAGCACGGGCGCTATCGTCACCATCCCGATCTTCACCGACTCGCACATGATCCGCGAGGGGTGGCACGCGGGAGACTACAGGCCGATCAGGCTGGACGCCAACGTAACGCTGACGAACGGTTCCAAAGTCCTTGTAGACCCATCGTTGCAGGTTCCCGTTGTCACGACTGCCGCTGCGTCCGTAGCAAACGTCGAAAGTTGGAAGTGGGGCGGAGGCAAGCTCTACCTCGCCAACACTTCAGGGTGGAACGCTTCGGGCGACGGCATCGCGCCTACGTCCGTCGGCACGGCATCGTTCACGTATACGGCTGTCGGCTCAGATGGTGGCGGTTCGTACATCTCGGGCATAACGCTGTTCGCGGGATTCGGATCGATCGCGACAGGCGCGTCTGTCGTGACCGGCGACGTTGGCAAACTTGTCACGACGGCGGGTCCATCAAACGGCACCACTCCCCCGTTGCCTACCATGTGGAACGCTGTTATCAGCTCGTACGCTGCCAGTGTGTGGACTATGAACAGTCCGTGGACGGGGGCGACCACAACGTCAGCGTCAGTCACTCTCGGTGACATTCAGTCGGACGTTACGCGATACGACACGCCTGTCGGTCTTTCAACGTTCTCCACGGCCCTAGCGTCGTCCATGAACGGTCTGTCGCTACCGCAGTCGTCTGTTTCTGTTGCGACGATTGTCGGCGCTCCGTCATCTGGCGTGTTCCTTTTGAACGGTTCGTTACTCGCGTACGCGTCCGTCACTGGCGGCACAAACCCGACCTTTAACAACTGTACGGGTGGCACTGGCGTTCTCGTCGCGTCTGTCAACACCGTCACGATGGCGACGACTGCCGCTGACGCATTTGCCACGACCACCGACCTCGGCAAGGGATTGCACGGCGGCGGACTTTACGCTGGCACGCAAATCCTAGCGGTCACGCCAGGCGTCGGATATGTGTTGAATCAAGCCTACGCTGGTCCCGGCATCACGAACGCTGTAGTACGCGTCGGACACGGCAAGCACCGTACCGCACCCAGCGTCACGAACCCGATGGCGCTAAACGGAGGACCGCCCGAAACGCTGTTGTTCTACCCGCAACTTTCTGACATATGTGTCGACATCAACGGCAACTCAGGCGTCACGGGCATAGGTCTAGTCCACGTCCAAGAGCGCGCCATCCTCGACAATCTCATTGTCCAGAACACGCTTGGTGCCAACAAGGGTTGGGACAACATTACGCGGGCGATCTTCTCAAATAACGAGATCAGCGGTAATGCGTTCAGCTCTGGTCCGTGGTATTGGAACCATTTCGTGATGTACTCGACCGGGTGGGAATCAGACTATCGCGCTGACGGAACCAACGGTGGTACGGGTAGCTTCTACATCCGCGACCACACACTCTTTGATGATTGTGGCGACACTGGTCCAGCCGATGCGTCGATTTTCAACGACAGCCCTTATTACGTCAGGGCATTCGACGCGTACAAAATGTACGCTTCGCACGAAGAAGCACTTGGTCCCAACTGGAACATTCCAGCATGGACGGCGGGGGCGTCAATAGTCGCGGGACAATTCATATCCCAGAATGGCTCTGGGTGGTACGCTAGCAACGCAGGGACGACGGGCGCTTCTGTGCCGCCATTTCCTGCGTTCTGGGCGCCGTTAACATCTTACAGCGCTGCTACTGCATCCGTAGCGACAAGCGTTAACATTAATACACTCAATGGCGGCAGTGCCAGTATTGGCGTCACAACGACATCTGGCAGCATCTCCGCTTCTGGCTATCTGTTGGTTCCAACGTCGACGGGAAATGTCGTCCACCCGACAGCACTTGTCTATTACGCCGCTGGCGGTGGAACTGGCACTCTGACGCTCACTGGATGCCGAACAGTCTACGCGTCGACGGGTACGGGCATGACTGTCGTTGGCGGAACGGCGACACAGGGACCAATAATCATCCCGACCAACCGCGGCAACGCTGAAGTGTTCATGGCTACAACGAGTGGGACTAGTGCTGCCACACCCCCAGGGATCGCACCCAACCCGCAATGGACGAACCTCACCGGGGCGACAAACACTGACGGCACGGTCGTCTGGACATCTCTGGCCTATAGCGAAGTCTTTGACAACGGGATTACCTGGATCGAACAAGAGACGATTCTTGAGGACGGACAGGCGTGGACGCCCAACACGTATCAGCCTGTCGGTGCTACGGTTATCGGACCAAGCACGGCACCAGGCGGCAACTACGTCCTCTACCGCTACATATCCGCAGGTGTCAGCGGGGCGTCATTCCCAATCTTTCCCGCATGGACTGTAGGAACACAGGCACTAGACGGCATCGGTGGCGTGTCGGGGCAAGCCGTCTTGCAACTTGTCTCGATCAATCCCAGCGACACCGCCATGTTTCGGTTTATTGATTGTTCCCACCCAAGCATTACGGGATACAAGGCAGGACAAGGCAACAGGTTCTTCAATGGTCCACTGATAACAGCGTCCGAGACTTCTAACGCTCCCACCATTTTCCCGGCCACCTCGCCCTACTTGCGAGACTGGTCGATCCCGACCGCTGCGACAACGCCAGCACGTGGTTTCATCATCGGTGACTTGATCCGTGACTACATCGCGGGACGCACCATCACGTATAACCAAACGAGCCTTAACCCAGCACATCTGTACGCTTACGATGCGACGCAGTTAAGTTGGGCCGACGCTGCCGACAACCCCTGGTTGATCATCTACGCAGCGTCTACGGGCATGCAAGTATCGGTCTATGACCCGGCAGGCGTTGACCAGCAGCTACTCGGGATCATTGCAGCACAGACCGTTACCAACAAACGGATCACCAGACGCGTCATCAGCCCGGCAGCAAACGTAGGCACGCCTGCGATCAATACGGACACTTGTGACATTGTCGATATCGCACCACTTTCGACGGCCATCAACACGATGAGCACAAACCTGACCGGCACGCCGATCGACGGCGACGTGCTCGTAATCAGGATCACGGACAACGGCACTCCAAGAGTTATCACGTGGGGTACGGGTTTCGAGGCAAGCACCGTGGCACTCCCGATCACCACTGTCGGCGGTGTCATGTTGACGTGCGGGTTCCAATACAACGGGGCTACCAGCAAATTCCGCATAGTCGGGATAGCATGAGGTGGCAGTAAACCCGGTAGTACCAATACAAACGGCAACAGCCGCGGGGATCGGCACGGTAACCGCCGTCTTTGGATCGCCACCCGCGAGCGGCAACGCTATTTGCATCACTGCGGCAAACCTCACCAATAACACGACGGCATCGGTGACTGTTGGCGGCAGGAATGCGACCGCCATTCACACCCAAGCGCTTAGTGGTGTCCAGACGATCAGTCAGCTCGTTCTTGTCGCATGGGCGGCGCAGTCCGCTTCTGTTGTTGCCGCTGTTACTGGTGCATCGCTCGTTCTCAATATCGCAGAAGTATCAGGCACCTACGCTGGGATAGCGGGGATACTTGACGCTACTGGTGTCGTGGCACACACGGGCAGTGTGACCTCATCGCAACTCTACGCAGCGAGTGTCACCACCACGCAGACGGGCGATTACGTGTGGACCTCGATCCTCACCGGCAGTCCTGTGACGAACCTGGCAGTGAGCGCGGGATCGCTTGTGCAACCCGCATCATCGACGGTGGCTGACGCGTGGCAAGCCGACTCGTCTACGGGACCGATTGCGCCTTACTGGACGTGGACGACTTCTTCGTCGTTCGTTCAGATCACATCAGCACTGAAAGCGTCCGTTACGAACCCCGGAATGTTGGTGTTGTTATGAGTATCGGATTTTGTAAGGACGTGGGATGACAGTTACACCTTTCCATCCGAGAAACGGGATAACCGAGGACGGCAACGCCAAGATCTGTAACAAGTGTGGAGAAGTAAAGCCACTCACGGCGAAGTATTGGGTACGATCCAACTGGACGGCGTATGGGTTCGCCACGCCATGCAAAGAGTGTCGCAAGATGGCGCAACAACAACGCGTTGCTGATCCAGTACAACATGAGATAAAAAAGGCGAAAGCACGTGTCTATTCCAATGAACGGTATGCCGCCGATCCAGAGTTTTTTACTGAAAAAGCGCGGTTGTGGCGAGAAGCAAATCCCGAAACTGTCAAGGCTACGCAAAAGAGGCGATTCCGTGCTTTTGAGCGTTACGGACTCACACTAGAAACGTACACATCTATGTTGGAGGCACAAGGTGGTGTGTGTGCTATAGAAGGATGCAATCGCACTAACGGGGCCAAGCGGATGCACGTAGATCACGACCACGAGTGCTGCCCCACCGGACGTTCCTGTGGTAAGTGTGTCCGAGGACTGCTTTGTCAGAACTGTAATCGGGCTATTGGCCAGATGTCGAACGACCCGAACATAGTGCTAGGGATAGCCGAATACCTCTTGGACTGGGAAGATCGATGACAGCCACCAGCTCGTATGCGCAGTACGACGTATCTTACACGAATAGAGTCAGCTATCTAACCAACGAGGAATACGCCGCCGCGCCTACTGCTATGGACATATCCAACCTGGTTCCCGGTGGTGGTGGTCCTGGTCAGTCAGTAGCCTTAACAGAGGTCATAGCACGCGCTTCGTCGTGGATCGATCAGCACACGATGGGTAGTTACGGGTCACTCGCTGCGACAACCAACACGGAGAATGCGCGTGTTTGGGGCAGTGGTGTCGGTGGTACGGGGCAATTGATTATTCATCCGCGTTACTGGCCCATCATGGAAGTCGACGCCTTTTCTTACGCTCCGCAAGGGTATGGTTCTGGCAACGCGGCGTCCATTACTCCCGCTGGCAACATTTGGATCGAGCCGCAACAGTTCATAGTTACACCACAAGGCGTGATCTCGTGGGGCATTAACATGCCGGGGGGCATTGTTCCGGGTGTCCCGTACTTCTGTTCCTGGTCGTACACGAACGGATATCCCGTCTCTACTCTCAGCGCGTCTGTGGCGGTTGGCGCAACGTCAATAGCACCCGTCAGCGTAGTGGGCATCTATCCCAACTCAACGCTAACGATCTACGACGAGCCATATAACGAGATGGTGCAAGTGATATCTAGTTACATTCCCGGTAGTGCCACGGTGCCGCTCGTCAGGGGCGTGCAATCTCAACACCCAGCCGGCGTCATGGTCACGAACCTTCCACCGGCCATCAAACAAGCAGCGATATCTATGACGTCCGTGCTCATCAAACAACGCGGGTCTGGTGCGCTGATCGTATCTGACATGGGTCCAGTGACACGCGTGGACAGTGGTCTGCCACAGGGTGCCAACGCTGACATAGCCTTGGCCAAGGAACTGTTGAGGCCGTACAGGACACAGTTCGTCGGATACTAGACGCATGACCGATAGCGAACTGTTGGCAGCGTATGAAGCGGACATGCTCTTTCGTAACTTGTTGCCTGGGACAATCGCTGTACGTCGTCGCTATCTCGCAAAAGTAAGTCGCGAGATTGGATTTGCGGACGCTACGGAACAAAAGGTCATCACATGGCTTGGTCGTCCATTGAGTGCCAAGTCACGGAATATGTGGCTCAGTACCATCAACTCTCTGTATGTGTATGCAGCCAAGAACGACGTGTTTCCGAAGGACGTTGACGGACGCGACTTCAATCCTACTCGCAACATAGCCAAACCGCGAATGCATCCTCGTAATCCGCGACCAATGCCTGACGATGACATTCAGCGAGCGGTCAAGAACGCCGAACCGATGATGAAAGTTTGGCTCTTGCTTGGCGCACTGGCAGGCGCACGATGTCAAGAAATTGCGGGGATCGAACGCGAGGACGTGTATGAGGACGCCGGTCGTCTGCACATTACTCACGGAAAAGGCGAGCGCGAGAGATGGGTTCCCCTACACGATGATGTGCTGGCAGCGCTACAGGCGCTCCCTATGCGGTCTGGCGGTCCGTTGTGGGACGAAACGCCAGCGAGTGTCAGCCGGAAAATCAACACGTACCTTCACGCTAATGGCGTGCGCTCGACAGCACACACCTTGAGGCCCTGGTACGCAACGCGCACATACCAGGCGTGCAAAGATTTGCGATTAGTCCAAACGTTGCTCGGACATAGCAGCCCTGCCACTACCGCCATTTATGCAGCACCAGACCAAGACGCAGCGGCGGGTGTCGTTAGCGGACTGAAAGTCGGTGGATAGTGTCAAAACTCAACGTCACCGATGCCGTCTACCAGTTTCTGCAACCATCCGTCAGCAATATCACGTCTCTTGGCAAGCTGTATTCAGCGTTGCCGCGCATAGCGTCGGAAGCAGACTTGTTCACGAACACCTACCCCGGACTGGGATACGGCGCCACGATCTTCATGTTCATTACGAGCCAAACGGAACAACGCATAGCGCTTGGTGGTCCGGTCAGTGGTCGCAAGTTCAGAACGTACGACTTGGGCCTATTAATGGTGTTCAAGTCCGACATGGCGACGATCACAGAGGGATTAGGACAAGGCACACCGGAGGAAGCGGCACAGGCAGCGTTCGACACGTTCGTTGACTCGTTGCTCGACTACATCGAATCGAACAACACCGCGGGCAACCCGTCCGTCGTGTTCCAGTGGGGTGAAGGTGGCGACCGTGGCGGAACCGACCTGCACTTCGACTACACCGTGCCGCGCACGCTTAACGGTGGCGTGATGATCTTTCAGGGCGTCGGTCACGTAACCGTGGCAGAGATGTTGACAACCTAGTGACAGAAGAAGGCGTGATGGCTACCTATCAATACACGGGCGACCTGCCTACGACGTTCATCCATTTGCAAAAGGACGGACATACGTGGCAGCCGAACAAGGGTGACACGATCGAGTTGAACGAACCAATCGACCACCCGTTACTCATCTTGATTTCGGGACAGTCCGACAAGGACGACCAATGGGTTGATTTCGGGTCGCCCGCCACAAACGCAGACGACGAACCGGCAACAGAAACACCCGCACCCGCGGAGACAGACACTGAGTCGGTCATTACCGACGACAACGAAAGGTAAGACTGATGACCGCACCAGGCACAGGACCAGGATTCTTAACGGCGAATAGTTACTTCGGCCTGGCGTTGGAGGCTTCGCGCGGTGTTGCCGCGTCCGTCTCGACGTTCACACCGATCGGCGCACCGAAGGTTGAGCCGAAGGTCACATGGCTCGATGACAACAGCTTTGAAGGATCGCCTAACGCGTTCTACGACAAGGTTCCGGGCGTCCGTCACGACGAGTTCTCGGGCAAAGCATACCTCTACACGGACGTGTTCCCGCAGTTACTCCGCGGCACTCTCGGTTCGACCGACACGGTAGCCTCCGTCGCACCGTCTACATGGTCGCACACGATTGGACTGCTGAACAGTCCCAACACGGGATCGCAGCCACCGTCGTACACCGTCATTAACGACAGCGTAGACAACACCTATCAGATCACCGCGGGCCAGTTCAGTGACCTGTCTATTTCGTTCGGTGCCGACACGGCAGTCGAGACAACGTTCAGCATTATCGGCAACCCTGCGACGACAGTCGCGAGCGTATCCGCCAACTTGTCCTCACAGCACCTTGTGCCGGGTTGGAACGTGTCGGCGTCCATTGGTGGCGTTGCTGTATCCGTTGTCGAGACGGGACAGTTGGACATCAAGCGATCCACGGCGCCCATCCACGTGATCGGAATGCAGGCTCCGTACGCCAACTGGGCATCACACATCGAGGCCACTGGCAAGTTCGTATTCGTCGTGGCGGCTGGTCAAACTTACTGGGCGAACTCGTTGGTCCGTGATCAACAGTTGATCCAGTTTCAGTTCACGGACCCGGCAACGGGCTACAGCACATACTTTCAGATGTCCACCACGCAGTTGATGAACCCGGTCATTGACACGGGCAAGGCATGGATCAGCCTGTCTGCCGACTTTGCAGCCCTTCCGAACACCACGGACGCGGTCAACTTGGGAACATCGCCATTGCTGACTAAGACAACCAACGGAATCTCCGTAGCTTATTGACGGTCGTAAGACATAACCCACGTAAAAAGGGAGGGTAACACATGAACATCCAAACAAGCATACTGAGTCGGCGCAACGATGAACGCAAGGTGGATTTCCGCGTCAATCCTGACGCTGCGGAAACGTCGCCTGGCGTTCAGTTGCGCCGACTTTCTGCGTTGCTTGAGAGCAGGACGCTCACACCGGACGACCTCGAATGTGACGACGCCATAGAGGCGTGGCGTGAATATCTTTACCGAAAGATCTTCACCGGTACGACACATGAGCAGTTCGTAACACTGGACAGAGAGTCACCCGAATCAATCGACTGGCAGATCGCCGTAGCAGGCGCTGACACAGCGGCATACAAGAACAACGCACGCAACAAGTAAGCGCAAGGAGAAAACAGCGCAATGTCAACCATCGTAGACCTGCCTAATGGCGAGAAGGCAACACTCAAGGACTCGTCAGAACTGACGAACAAGGAAGTCAAGAAACTCCAAAAGGCACAGTTCGTCGCGGGAGGTACTGCCCTCCGACTACAAGAAGATTACGGTTTCGATCAGGCCAACCCTGACACTTGGGTTCAAGCAGCGCACATGACAGACGACGAGGCGGACAACATCGACCTGTACCAGCGTCGCGCTGTGCTGCTTCGACTGGAATCGTGGACGATCGACAGGCCGCTACCGGAAACGGAGGACGACGTAGACGACCTGCCAACGTCGATCTATGCACCGTTGACGATCGCCGCGTCCGATATCAAGTTCCCAGAGTTTGAGGTATCGCCCGACCCAAAAGCGCCTACCGCGAACTCGGGCGCCTCAAGCTCGCGCTCCAAGGCAAGGAACTAACCACACCGCTGTCGTCCGACGTAGCAGACTTGTACCACGCGTACAGGTTTTGCAAGGTGTTCGGGACGACAATAGTGGAATACGAGTCGCGGTCATATACCGAAACACAGTGGCTCATGGCGATCGATAACGTTTTCGAGGCTGTGAAGAAAGAGAAGCAACCAAGTGGCTGACGGGATCGTTATAAGCGGCACGAGCGGTTTCGGTGACGGCATAGACGCGTTGATAGCACGCGTCGAGGCCGCGACGCGAGAAGCGGCACTTAAAAGCGGACACCTAATCGAGGGCAACGCCAAGAAGAACTTCGAGGGCAACCACGTCAAGGGCGAACCGCACGTCGGCGGCAACAAGCCGAACACGGTATCGGGTACATTGAAACGGTCTATTGTCACGCTTGGATTCCCGACAGGACCGGGATCGTGGGAGGTTCGCGTAGCGCCAACAACTGTCTACGGTCGGCGCATCGAGCTGGGATTTAGTGGTGCGGACTCGTTGGGACGTGTCTACGACCAACCTCCCTTCCCTTACTTCACGCCAGGTTACGAGTCCGCACTACCAATCATTCCGCGCATCTTTGAGGACGCGTGGGGCAAAGCGATGGGCGGCGTTTAGCAAATGGCTGTTCTAGAACCTGTCATCGCCAAGCTGCTGGCCAACACGGCAGAGTTCACCGCGTCTATGGACGAGGCGAAAGCCAAGATGGCAGCGTTTGCCGCGGAGGCAGACGCGGCAGGCAAAGAGTCGTCGGGGTCAATGAGTGGACTCGGCACGTCCGCACACGCAGCCGGAAACGACGTTAAGACTGCCGCAGAGGACGCATCCGGATCGTTAGGGAATCTCGGCTCTACTACTAAGAACGTAGAGGGCGATCTTTCAGACTTGGAGGGCACATCAAGAGACGTTAAGAGTGGACTGACTGACGCTGAGACTGCCGCCAACGACACAGGTAATGCTCTGAGCGGAACAGGCAAGGGGGCTAAAGAGGCCAAGGCCGGTATGTCCGACGCCGAGAGCGGGTCGGGTAAGTTGTCTAAAGGACTGTCAACCGTTGCCACGTTCGGCAAGTGGGCAGGACTGGCAGTTGTCGGACTGGGCGTCGTATCCGTTAAGACCGCGGCGACATTCCAGATGGCCATGACGAACCTGGTCACAGGTGCTGGCGAATCAGAGAAGAACATCAAGATGGTGTCAGCGGGCATCCTCTCTATGGCATCAATAGTTGGGATGACCGCAACACAGTTGGCTGCTGGTATGTACATGGTCGAGTCGGCTGGCTACCACGGCGCGGCAGGTCTCGCGGTGTTGAAGGCCTCGGCAGAAGGCGCCGCCGTCGGTCATGCTGACCTTGCAAGCGTTGCGAATGCCGTTACGTCTGCACTGAACGCGTACCACTTGAAGGCATCGGCTGCCGTATCGATCACTAATCAGATGATAGCCACCGTTGCTTCAGGTAAGATGCACTTCGATGATTTAGCTAGGTCGCTTGGCAGCGTTCTCCCGATAGCGGCATCAGCGCACATATCTTTCGCGCAAATCGGTGGCGCTATGTCAACGATGACAATGCAGGGCATGACTACACGACGTGCGGCCATGAACCTTGCGACCATGATCCGGGCAATGGTCGCTCCTGGTCCGGCGGCTGCTGCCGAAATGAAAAACCTTGGATTGAACGCTAACGAATTGTCGACCCATATTGGCAAAGTCGGACTGACCGGCACGCTGGACGAGATGACCGCCGCTATTCTGCGTAACACCAAGGGCGGTATGGTCCTGTCGTCAGGGTTCAATCAGATGAATCCCGCTGCTAAAAGCCTTGCCACCTCAATCCTCGCTGGCACGATCAGCACCAAAGCACTCTCGACCGCTACACAGGCGTTATCTCCGGAACAAGCAGCACTTGTTACGAAGTTTGCTTCAACTGCCTCATCTGCAACAGGACTTAAGGAGACTTTTGACGGCGCCATGAAAAAGATGGTCGGTGGCGCTACAGGACTGAACGTTGCATTGTTGTTGGGAGGCAAGAACGCGAGCACCTTCGCCGCTAACGTCCACTCTGTTGGTGAAGCGGCAGACAAATCCGGTCACTCCGTAACAGGGTTCGCCAAGGTACAAAAAGACCTAGCGTTCCAGTTCGACCAACTCAAGGCTGAAGCCGAGTCGCTGATGATCAAGATCGGCGGGGCGTTGATGCCTGCCGTTAGCAAGTTGGCGCCAGTGTTCGGGCGACTGCTCACAGCTATAGCGCCAGTCATAACCGTACTCGGAACAGTTCTGGCGAAGGCTGTTACCGCTTTGGTGCCCGTCATCACAAACCTGATCAATGACGGAATCTTGCCGCTTGCCAAGGCGTTTGGGCCGGTACTGAGTGCCGTAGCTGGACTCATTCCCCCACTGATGAAGTTGCTCGCACCTGTCATCAAGGTTGCTAGTGCCTTTCTTCAGCAACTCATGCCGTCGCTTACTCAGATAGTGAAGCAAGGCATTATGCCGCTGATTCAGATACTTGTGCCGCTGATGCCTGCATTGCTGCAACTGATTAACCCGGTGTTGAAGTTGACCCTGCTCATCGTGCGATGGACCGCTGACCTCTTGACATTTAAGCCTGTCTTGTACGCGATCGGCGTAACAATATTGCTTCTCACTGCACCTATCAGCCTAGTGGTCGTT